GCGCATCGGCCAACATGTCATTCAAGATATGCAGGGTTTTGAATCCCTGCTCGGCGCTCGGCGTCTCCTCTTCATCGATGACGTTAAGCAGCCTGAGGGAGGCGCTAATGATCTCGATCACCGTGGTGGTCATGCTGAGCGCTCCTTCAACGGCAACTCTACCAACGGACCGCCAGTCCACACATCGAAGCGCGAAGCGAGCTCAACCGCCTCGAGTGCGGACTTGCCGAGCGCCATCGCGGCAATCGCAAAATCCCGGCCTGAACCAATGGCGAAGAAGCTGGCAAATATCTCGTATCGATTCGCTGTTTCATCCATCAGCCAAATGCTCGAATCCGTGTCGATCAGCAGGCCCGTGAAGTCTTTTAGAGCCTCGGGGCGTGGCCCTTTATTCTCTAACCACTGACGCACGGCATCGTAGGCCGACATGGTGCCAGCGCCCGCGAACAGCATGCCGTCGGAGAGTCGGCAACATTTGTTCACCCGATACGGCAAGCCGCTCGAAGTGCAGCGTGAGTCCGCGGCGAGCGTCTTGCCATCCCAAGCGATCGTCGTCAACGGCTGCACCTCGATGGCTTCACCGCGCGCAAGATCACGCGCAGTTCGCGCGCATCGTCTTGCAGAAACTCCGGCTCGAAATCCGCCTTATAGATATCGCGGTAATCGACCATCGCGGTGGTCAACAACTGCTTGTCATACTCGGGCTGCTGCAGATACGTGATGGTCTGCATGGTGATGGCGCGGGTGTGCCCGGGATCCCCCCAGATCCAATCTGAAAACGGCGAGGGAAGCGACAAGCACAACACGCCATCGGGCTTGAGCACGCGCCACAGTTCGCTGAAGGTGGCGAACAGCGAGAAGTAGTCGCCCTGGCTGCCCATCCGCTGCAATTGGTGATAGGCGTGCACTTCATCGAACGTATTCGCCTCGAAGCTGAAGGTGTAGCCGTTCCACTCGGGCAGATGCGTGCAGTTCTGGAAGCTGCGCAGGTGCTTGCGGCCGAGCACTTTGACTTTCTGCCGGCCACCGATCAGCAACTCGCGATAGCCAGCACGAATTGCGGGGGCGCTCGCGGCAATCGGCTCGGGCTCCCCGCTCACGGCTGACACTGACACCAGCTGCGGCGCGCCGAGATTCGCAGCGAGTTGATGCACCTCGAGCGGCGCGGCAATCGCGGCGCGTAACTTATTCATGCCGCACTCGACTTGGCGCGGTCGCCAAAGCCTTCGGTCGGATACAGCGGCCGGGTGAGCGGCCCGTTCGCCACCTTGTGCACCAGGTTGCCCGTCCAGGCATTCAAGCCGATGTGCTGAAAATCGATGTTGCACTCGGCCCAGATCTCGATGCCGAGTTGGCGCATGCGCTTGCAGAAGACGAAATCCTCGCCCCAAAACTCGGTGCCTTCCTGGACCAGATCGAACACGTTGGGGACCATCAAGGTCTCTTCCCCGTGTTTCATCTTGTAGTGTTTCACGCTAAGCGCCACCCGCTGCATCGCCTCGCGGGTGATGAGCATGAAACCTGTTGGAATGCGCTCGCACAGCTGAATCCCGTCCTCATTGGGCTCGCACTCCTCCACGTACGGAAACGTTGGGGACTTGCACTTCAGCGGATAGATGCCGCCGATGCAGGATTTGTCGCGCCCTAACATGCGCAGCACCGCATCGTGCGACCAGCCGAGGTCGGAGTCGATCCAGAGTAGGTGCGTGAAGCTTTCGTCCGCCAGGAACTTCGCGGTCAGCCAATTGCGCGCGAACTGCACCAGGGTAAAGTGATTGGCGCACATGAGCTCCATCTGCACGCCGTTCACGGCGAGATGTGCCCACGTGTTGATGTAGCTCTGCAGGTACGGCACCGCGACCTGACCGGTGTAGGTGGGCGTCGCCGCCAGGATCCGAGTAATCATGCGGCTTGCTCCAATGACTGCGACTGAGCGGGTTGTTTCTTCAGCAGCGCCGCGCGTCCGAGCAATTGGAATTCCCGACCATTCCCGGCGGCCCAGTCAGCCACGTGCCGCAGATAGGCAGCGTCGGAGGTCACGTCATCGATCAGCATCACCGTGCAGCGCGCGCCGAACACCTCGAGGAATCGGCGCCGCGTGCCATACAGCCGCGGCGGTCCATCGCAAAAGCCGAACGCGAACTTGTTGGGCAGGCCGAACTTATCGATGTCATACCAAAAGTCTTTGAGCGGCGCGCAACACACTCCAACGTTGGCAATGCCGGCCTCCTCACACCAGGCGACCGTGCGCGCGGCGTAGTGCTCCAAGTGCTCGAGCGAATAGACCTGCTGCGTCGGTGCGGCCGCCGCCATCAGCACGCTGGACAGTCCGGATCCGGTCTCGAGAATGGCGCCTCGGCACTGCCGAGCGATGCCCGTCACCAAGGCCAAGATGCACGGATCGGCCGCATAGGGGTTGCCGCCGTACTTGAAGACCTCGTTATAGTCGCCCTCGCTCTCGGTGCCGGCGGCGATGCGTTCAGCCACATACTTGAGCGTGCGGCCCGTCACCCGGCGCACGTGGGAACCGAGTGAGTCCCGAACCACCACGGTGCAGGTGTGCCCGAGTCGGATCTCCTGATCGGCAAAGATCTGCCCGCCCCGGGCGCGCCAGCGGTTGCAGAAATCCACATCCCCGCCCCAGCGGGTTTTGTCCGCGCCCGGGGTTGGCCGGTCGAATACCAGCGCCGTCTCATAGATCTTGTCCCAGTATTTGGGCGCGGCCTCGGCCATCGTTTGCAGCACGTGGCGCTTGATCTTGAGGAACCCGGTCGGCAAGCCCTCCACTTCCAACAGGCCATCCACGGCCTCGCGCTGCGCAATCATGCGCACGGGCATTTCCTCACTGCCCTCGCGGCGGTACGGATAGACACCGCCCACCACATCGCAGTCGCGCTGGCACAGTTGCACCAGCGAGGCCGGCTCCCAGTCCACATCGGCGTCCAGGAACATCAACTCAGTGCAATCGGACTCGAGGAACAGCCGCACGATGGCGTTACGCGAATCATCGACGTGGCAATGACCCTGCAGCAGTAGATAGGCGGATTGGATGCCGGCGCCACTGAGCGCCTCACGGCTGCGCGCGATGGCAAACACGTAGGTGGGGCACGGCGAGCCATACGATGGCGTCGCGAGCATCACCTTTTGGCCGGCGGCAGGCGGTCCCTCATCGTGATAGAGATTCGTCATTGTTCGCTTGAGTCGGTATCACCTCAAAGCCGCTGCACGTTGCGTGAACACGCGGGCGCCTCAGTCGGCCAAGCGCCCGCGATCTTTTCGAGATTGCTACTCCGTCACGTGGTAACGATGAGGCCGAGATTGACCAGCGCCACCATCAGCCGATTCGCTTTCGCCTCATTCAGCGTGGTGGTGGCCGTCGCGGTATTCGGCCAGGTGACCGAGGGCTTCGCGACTGGCGTTGCCCCGAAAAAGCCAATCTTGTCGGTCGCGGCATCACCGATTTTGATGTTGGTGCAGGGGCAGGTGATCACATCGTCCGGCCCATATCCAATTTGCGTCATGACAGTGTTCTCCAACAAAGCAGTTTCACGTGGAACTGAATCGATCATCACAAGCGCCGCCGATCTAACAACGGCGCTTGCGACTCACGATTAGCGCAGGCTATTGCCGTGGCGTACCGCCCATTCCGGGTAGACCGCCACACCGCCCCACGCAATATCGATACGGCAGGGGAACGTTCCATTGATGATGTCGCCCTGGCGCCAGATGCGCATGCTCATGCCATCGAACACCTCGCGGGCACCCCACGCCCCATAGGCGGAGGGATCCTCGAGGTCGGCAGTGACGAACGCGAAGGCATCGCGGTGATAGCCGAGGGACTGTCCAAAGATCGTGCGGCCTGCGCTGCCCGCGCCGCTCACCGATCCAACGACCAAGATGGCCGCGTTGTCGGCCACCGCCGTGCTCACGTTCTGATAGGCGCCTGAGAGGATTGGCGCTGGCGAGATGGTGAGCGTTCCGGTGGTGGTGCCCGCCGTGCTGGCCACGACCACGAACTGTTTCAGGCGTCCGTAGCTCGCCTTGGTTTCCGGGTGAACCTCGTTCACACCGCCGATCGTGATGACATCGCCTGCGTTGAAGCTGTAGGAAGTGGTGACATCGAACTTGAGCCCAAAGCTCGTGGTGTAGGCATTGCCGGTGCCGTCATAGCCACTCTCTGCGGTGGTGGTGACGGTGGTGGACAAGGTGCCGTTGAAGGTGCCCGGCGTATGGGTGGGGACCATCGTGTTTTCCCAACACTCATACCCGGCCGTGCGTCCGATGATGCCATCCACATATTGCTTGCGGATCGCCTCGGACGATTGGAAGAGCCCCTTCGCATCGCCGGCATGATCGACCCGCGATTGCGGATTCAAGATCATATTGCGCATCGAGGTGGGGACCAGATTCTCAGACAGGAACCGGCCGCTGTCTTGGAGCGAGAACACGGTCATGTAGGCCGTGGTCGTGGTCATGCTCGCGCTGGAGGCGAAGTTCGCCACCGACTTGTAGCACAGCTGAAAGTAGGCGTTTTCCACCGAGGCTGCGAGCTGCGACACCGCCGGCTGCAGGATGCGCTGGGAGAGATCCTCGATCTTGAACGTCAGATCTTCCTGCGTCAGCAGCAAGTCAACGCCGCTGATGGTGGCCAGTGGCAGCGGGACCTTGCGATCCACGATGTTCTGCTGCTGCATCGTGTTGCCGGTGCGCGTGACAAACTTCGGCGGCAGGCGGATATCCAGCTGCTGACCGATCTGCGCGCCCTTGTTGGCAAAGCGAGAATCGTATTGCCGGTTAGTGGTCGAAATGAAATTGGAACTCTGATGCATGATCGCGTAAATCTCACGCAGGATCACACTTGAGTTCAGTAACGTATTGGACATCGAACTGCTCCTCGAGCAAGCAGCAGAGACTCAACGCCTAGTTGCGATGCGCCCAGGGCCGATTGGCGAGGTACTCATCCAACGGCATCTCAGCGATGGACCGCGTTGGCGTGGCACTACCCACCGGGCTCGGGGGCGCAGGCGCTTTGGTCTGCTGCACAACCTTTGCCGGTGGAGCTGCTTGCCGCTTGGGAAGCGCTGCGATCTTGACTTCGAGCTTGCCCAGTTCTTTGGCTTGCTGGTGGGGCTGCAGCCGGGCGATGCGCTGCAATTCGTCCAAGTGTGTGGCGAGGTGATGACTGAGCGCAGGCCCAACTTCAGACTCGACAATCACCTGGCTGATCGTCTGGGTCACGTACTGACCTAAGGACTGATCGCCCACCGCCTCGGCATAGTCGGGATTCTCACGTGCGTAAGCAGCCTCACGTTCGGCGAATGCCTGTTGTGTTGTCTGCTGCGCACGCTCGGTCTCAACTTTGCCCAGTGCCGTCCGAACGGCCGTCTGTGCCTCGGCTGCCGCTTCGCGCTTGGTGTACGCCGCGAACGCAGCCGACCACTTATTGACGTCATCGAAGTCTTCAATCGCCGGGGGCTTCTCAGGCTCTGCCGGCTTTGGCGCTTCAGCGGCCGCGGGTTTCGCGGGAGGTGTCTGAGCAACCAATGCACGCAGCGCATTACGCTCGGCAATCAGCTCCTTGATCCGCTGGTCGGCAGGCTTGCGTTGGGGCTCAACTGCCTCAGGCGGATCGCTTGCTGCGGGCGGGGCAGCGTTGTCGCCGGTCGCGGGTTGGACTTCGGTACCGGCCGCGGGCTCGGTAACTGCATCGGCCGGTACGCTGGCCGCGGGCGGGTCGGTTTGAGCCACCGAGGAGGCTGGGAGCGCTTGCGCCGGCTCCGTAGGCGTAGGGTCGGCCATAAAGTTAGGCTGTTGGTTTCACCGCGTCAATAGAGTCGGCGGTTTCCCGCCAGATCGCGACCGTGCATCGCTCGCCGCTGCGACGATCCTCGTAGCACCCCATGTGCATCGGATCGTGCGGATGGAAGGTCATGAGGAACATCTGACCGAACGGATTCGCTAGGCACTGTCCGTGCAGGAATCCATGCGGACTCTTGGCATGCGCCACGCGCGCCAAGTGTTTGCACGTGTTGCAGTTGCCTTCCATCTCGTAATAGGCCTGCGCAGACGCCGCCGAGTGCTCTTTGGTCAGCAAGCTCATGTGGTCGGCACCCCATCGGCAGCCGCTGCACGCTCCCGCGCCACATCAGCACCCGTCATTGCCAAGTCACTCGCCAACTGCAGCGACTCGAGCCGCTTGTTCACGATCTCGGCAACGATCTGCTCGATGGTCGCCGGCAGCTTGGCCAGGATCTCTTGCGCTTGCGCGGCATCCTTAGCGGTCTGCGCCTGCAATCGCTCGACCATCGCGGTCTGCACCGGATCGGGCGGTGGCGGCGGCGGCAGGTTCTTTTCATCCTGCGCCTCGGGCTGGATGCGACCCTCGCGAATCATTCGAGCTCGAATGCGCTTGGTGATCTCATCGCCTTTTTCTACGTCCAGATTGGCGACAATGAGATCGGCGCATTCCTCACCGATGATCGGCATCGCTTGCACCGCATCCATCATGGTGGACAGTGCCTCTTGGCGCGCAGTGGCATACGCCGGCCCCATCGTGACCGTGACGTCGTAAGCGCCTTTCTTTAAGTTGTTGATGACGCCCTCAGGGCCGATCTTGTTGACCTCTACAAAGTCCTCCACCTCATCCTCACCGATCACGCGCACCAGCCGCTCGGTGTCGAACACGGTGGGAATCATATCGATCAGCATTTCGTGCGTGAGTTGGATCGCACGGCGGTGATTGTCGGTGAATTCGTAGGCACCACTGCCGCCAGCCATCATCCGAGTGTTCAACGCAACGCCGGATTCGGTATCGCCCGGTTGATCCGCGGGCATCGCCGGATTCACATAGCCGGTGGTTTGTTTGATGTCCTCAGCATCTTGCGCCGCGAGGGCAATCAATGCAGCCGGCACATCGGGCGGCGGTTCACGGGTTGGGCGTGCATTCGGCGCCTGCGGATCCACGTCGTATTGCAGGTAGGGCACGTTGCTCGCATTCGCCCGTCCCCACTGATCCTCATACCCTTTGATCATCTTGCCCGTCACGATGTACGGGGCTTTGGGCGTGAGCGCCACCGCCTCCACCATGGTGGAGCGGTTGAAATTGTAGGTGCGCTGCGCATCCTTCGCATGCCGGATCAGGCTCTGCACATACTGCCGGCCCTCGATGTTGATGTGCCGACCGGGGACGCGAATGACCGGAATGCGCTTCCAACGGTACTCAGCCCCGGCAACCAGGTCGGTCTCACCGCCCTCCAAGATCTCCACGCCATTCACCTTCCACCACTTCACGAACCAGGCTTTCAGCTTGCGCCGCTTAGTGATCGTGGGAATGGCAATGCCGCCCGCCGAGAGTTCCTCGATGGTCTCTTCGATGGACTTTAGATCCTTGCCGTACTCGACGACGCGACCATCGGAGAGCAGCGCGATCTCACGGTCTTTCGCCGTGCGCTTGAAGTACTCCGCGACGCGCACGGTTTTGCTATCGATCCAACCGCGATTGTCCCGAGGCACATCGATCGAGGTCAGCTCTGCGTTCGGGTACTGCGCCTCAAACACATCCCGGCTCATGCGCTCAGCGACCACGCACCAGTTCGCATCGCCCTTGCAGGCATCGGTGCTGACCGGATCCCAATACACGGTGAAGGGGTTCGGGATCGGCAGGATTCGCAAGTCCTGCTCGAAGCTATCGTCCGAGACGTAGTACGGCTGGATGCGCCATGCGCCATAGGCACCGGCGACCGCGAACTTGAAGCCATCGTCATAGATGTTGTTCGCACTCGAGCACGCCTCGATGTTGCGAATGCAGCCACCGTAGATGGTCGCGACCTCGCGCGAGGCATCTTTGTTGACCGCTCGGACCTTGCCTGAGTACCGGGACTGGCGCTGGTCCCCGACCACCTGATTCACCGCCTGGACGGTGCGGTTGTAGGTGTAGTTCGGGCGCCCGACGCGCTTCTGAAGGGTGACCGGATCCCACTGCGCGCCGGGCACGTAGCAGAATTCCAGGTCGTTTTTCATCTGCTGGCGGTTATCCGCCTCGCCATCACTTTGCTCGCAGTCGGCAAAGTTGGCCTTGACCTCGTTTAGGAGGTTCGTTTCTTGCTCGGATTTGGAGATCCGGGGCATGGATTGGGCGAGGATCCGGCGGGGAATAGCGGTTGGCTCGCGATATTGCTGAAATCAATGTCGCCTGTAACCGTCGTAACGGACAGTAAAAGCCGATGCATGGCATCGCGAATGCCTCGCTCGGTGCATCCGTACTCGGCCGCGAGCTCGGCATTGGTGGGTAGTTGCCGACGCAACAGTGCAACCCGCAGCAGTCGCTGGTAGCCGGCATCAGGGATCTTGCGGGGCGCGGCCATCTGACTACCGCCACCAAACAGTGATCACGATGCATTGATAGAGCTCCGATGTAGAGCCCACCGAACACATACACGTCTCGGTCTTGATGGCCTCGATGTCTTCATTTTCATGCAGCCACTCGTTGACCTCCTCTTCAATCTTTTCGATACCCGCCTCACCGAAGGCGGTGAACACTTTCACTTGCATATACTTGCTCATCGCACCACCCGTCCGCACTTCCGGCACTCCCAAAACGGCCCATCGCAGTCAAAGCCAACGTATCCACCGCCATGGAAGAGTCGGCAGAGCAAGGCGCGCCAGCGCGCTAGTAGATGGGCTCGCATCATCAGCCTCTCCACAAATTCGGATCCGGCGAACGCCAGTAATGCGGGATCGAAGCGAATGGCGACCTGCCCGGCTTTGGATCCCAGTCGGTTTTGACCGATCCGCAGCGCCGGCAGTAGCGAACCTGGATGCCTGGTGCGCACGCTTCCAATATATCCGCTGCAACCATCTCATCCGGGTGTTGGCATCGGCGTTGGATGATCGCCAAGAGTTGATCTTCAAGCCAGCGAATCACTTTGTTCATCGCTAGAACTCCGAGGGAAAGTCAACCGGATTACGCTGCGTCTGCAATTTCACCTTGGCCACGCCGCGCCCCGACATCACCAAGTACCGCAAGTCATCCATCAAGTGATCCTTCGCCTTGATGACGTGGCCCTTCTCATCGCGTCGATAGAGCCGGTATTCGCTCAGGAAGTTTTGCAGCGTGCGGAATACCTTGATGCGCCCCGTCGAGAGCCGCTCCCACGTGTCATAGATGCCGGACTCCACGCCGTTGAAGGCGACGGTGAGATCCAGCCCGAGATCGCAGTAATCCTGCATCAACTGCGTGCCGTCTTTCTGGCTGCGTCCGCGCGCTGCCGGATCGATCACGCCCGGTATCCACTCGCCTCGTGCCTGGATGGCCGTGGCATGCACGCTCGGCTCGGCCTGCCCGCGGTAATGCTCGCTGTAGCAGTAGAGCGTGTCGCTGTTGCCATCCCATGCGCCCCAGAGCGCAGCGGTGCGGTTCCAGCCGACGTCCAACGCATAGGCGCGCGGGAAGTGGTCTGGGAGCTCGAACGGATCCACCAGGAAATCGGACTCGGGAACCGGGTAGATTGCACCCGCGCCGAGCTGAGGAATACCACGCGTTCGCGCGTCTCGCTGATACGCCGGATAGCGCAGCAGCAACTTCGCTTTCGCGGCAGCGTCCAGATGCGGCACATCGTCCCAGGTGCACTGGACAATGGGCACCGTGGCACTCTCGACGTTCCCATCGGGCAGGAAAGACACCACCGTCTCAGAGAGTCCCTCGAGCGGGGTGAAGGTGCTCATCACCATCCCGTTCACGGTCATGGTGCGCGTCAAACACTCGCCATAGATATCCAGCGGGAACTCCTCATCCAACAAGATCACGTGCTTTTCAGTGCCCTGGAAACTGTGCCGCTTTTGATCGTAGCTCTTGAATCCCAAGATGCTGGTGCCGCCGCTCGGCTTGTGCCGGACGTGCACCTGCTCCACCGCGTTGGGCAATCCGCTGCGCGGAGTGGTTTTCAGCAGCGCATCGCCGGGGATCAATCCGGTACCGAAGTTGCCCGGCGGTCCCAGCAACTTGTGCTGCAAGATGTCGCGCACCGTCTGACCGGTGTCACCGGCCGCCCAGGCATCGATCGGGTAGTCGAATCGCCGGCCTTCCCACCACTCCGGGTATTCCCCGCACAAGTGCAATGCGAGCTCGTAACCGCCCATCGATTCGGTTTTGCCCACGCGATTGGCGCACAGGGCAAGCCGCTCATTGTGCTCCCGCCCCAGCCGAAAGAACTCCAGATGCTTCTGATAGAGCTCACGGCGCAGCGGCCCGGCCTCGGGAAAATACGTCCAGAGCTTGCGCCGCAACTCAGACGCTCTGAGTGCCTGCGTCAGCTCCAACGTCTCCCGTAACTGCTGCGTCGTCATCGCCTGCAGCTGTTTCGGTGTGAAGGTTGGCAAGCCTTGCAAGGAGTTGCTCCCGTGTGAGCTCGTGAATCGGTACGCCTGAGTGCTCAATCGCCTGCGTCGGGCGGCCATCGATGCGGTTCGCAATCTCTTGGATCGCCCATTGATGCCCATCAATCGCCGCGTCCAACAACTTCGCCGCGATCTTATCCAGCGTGACACGCCAGCCCGCGCCGTTGGCTTTGGATGCCATCGCGCGCGTGAGCGCCTGGCGAAACTCTTTACCGCGCGTCGCGTTCTCATTCCCGGACTGTCCACCCCGCTCAGCCATGGCCGCTGCTCACGCCTCGTAGACCGCACAGAGCTCGTAGCACAGCGTGTCTTTGCACTTGGTGCCGTCCGCGTAGGTCGCCTCAAACGTAACCTGATTCAGCTGTCGATCTTTGTTGTCCGTGCTCATCGCATTGGTCGCGGCCGAGATGGTCAGCGTCGTTTCCTCATCCGGTCCGACAATCGCCGTCCACTGCGTGATAACGATCTTGTCGGTCAGGTTATCGATCCGATAGCGCATCGAGGTGGGCGCCTCGAGCGCCTCATCGAAATCCAGGCTCGTGATATCGATCTTGATATCGTTACCGGCATCGATCGTGTGCGCCACATAGGGCCGCGGCGGTTGCCCGCTCCAGGCTCTCATCGGCGGATCCTCAGCACGAGCTTGCGGGTTCGGACACGGAATTGCAGGCGCATGATTCACTCCACTGACTCAAGCTGACGTTCGAACAAATCCCCGCTCACCATCGCCCCGCCGGGCAACTCCGCAATCGTCACATCGATCCGGCCATTGCCGACCACGTGCCCACGCTTCATCGAGATCTCATCGAAGTCGGCATCGTTTCGGATGATGCCGGCGTGAGCCAAGCTGTCCAACAAACCCTTGAGCAGATTGTCCAGGTCCCGATCGCGCTGATCCGGCGGAAAGACGGTCAGATGGATGCGTAGCAGCCCCGTGAGCTTGCCGCACGGCACGCGCTGCAGTCGCATGGCGTTCGTGGCGAGCATTCGATACTCCCTGGCGCGGTCGCTGAGAATTAGCCAGGCGCGGTACTTTCGCGAACCGGGCTTGACCGGACGCGACACGGGCTCCCAATAGTGATTCACCGATGGCGGATATGGCAGTGAGAACTTGATGGATTGCAACTCGGCACTCATCGGCGCACCCATCGCTCTTTGGAGCAACTCACGGCCTGCCGCCGCTCGTGAATCGTGTTGTGCGACCACGCAACGCAACTCCCGCCGGTCTCGTGCCCGCTGACCGTCTGCTTGGGCGTGCGCACCAGGCAAGATCCGCGCTCGGTCCGCGTGCGCCACTCCCCGGTATCGCGAAAGCTGCAGCTTGTGGCCGCAAAGGTCTCGCTCGGCGTGCCCGAGCCGCACGCGGTCAAGGCGAGCACGCAGATCAGGAACAGCATCATCGCGAGGTAAGCCGGCGCAGACCGTGATTCCGGACGCCACAGGATCGCCACGATCAGCAAGCAAATCGCAATGCCAGCGGCGATACGCATGTCAGTGCGTCACCCCGGCCTCGCCCTTCTTCGGCTTCGGCGGCTTCGCGGGCTCCTCGGCAGCCTCATCCTCGTTCTGCTCATCCACGAAATCGGCCTGCTCGCCCTCACCCGCCTCATCGCCCGCATCGACAGAGCCGAACTTGATCCAGAGTCTGACCTGCTCGCCCTGACGCTCCTCGAGTTTCAGTGTGGCCAGGGTCATTGGAAACAGTCCCTGAATATCGCACGTCATGTGGCACTCGGTGCCCACGGACTCCAAGCGAATGCCGCCCACGCGCGCGTTCAGCACTTCGACTTCATTGCTGATGCCCCAGGCGATCTTGACCTTGCAGCCTTTGAACTTTTCTTTGATGCGAATCGGCCCAACGCGCTCCGAGGCCGGCCCTTTCGACTTTTTGTCGGGGCCGAAGTCAAACAGGAAGTTCCAAATGCCTGGATGCTGCGCCACTTCCTGCGCGAAGCTTTCATTCACGCGGATCTCGCTGAACTTGTATTTGCGGCCCGGCTCGAACTGACCGGCATCGCCGCCCTCCTCGCCCTCCTCATCAGCGGAGCGCATCTTGGAGCCGGTGAATCGAGAGGAGAGCGTGGCGGTTTTGTTGCTGATGGAGAGTGCGCGGGCCATTGGGTGGTATCTCGTGGTTATTTTGTTCGTGTAGATAAACTCAGAAAAACGTCGGCTGTGCAACGCCGCGTGTTAGCGCCATCAGCCCAGTCTGCAAGTCTGTCGCGCCGATGCTAACCCAGCGCTGATCCAGGCCAGTTTGTGCACGCAACTTGTTCACCAGTTCGCCCAGCTCTGCGCCCTTGACCTTGATCTCGTTCATCAGATCGATCTCTGGCTGCGAGAGCTCACGATAGCCCTTGATCTGTCTATGCTGATTTTCCATGCTCGAACTCCCGCGCGCTCGGCGCTTTCGTACGTGTGTAAATCGATAGCGGACGATTGGTTGGTGGTTGGTGCAGCTGTCAAGGAATCCTTGATAACTCGCATGTCAGCGCCCGGGCCCACTCTGCACCGCGACCACCGTGTAGCCATTGGTCGGCGATGACAGTTCGCTGAAAATCACCTCCAAACACTTGGTCGTGCTGGGCTTGCCGTCAATCAGGATGAACGGGTCGGGATTCTCGGTATTTTTCGCCGTGGCAAGCACGGCAATCGCTTTCGCGCAGATCTTATCGGCCTTATCCACCCGCACGTTCACCGTCAGATCGATCGTGCCTTGTTGGATTTGAGCGCTGGCGGCAAGGCAGGTCAGCGCAGCGAGAATGACAACAGCGACTTTCATGGCAACTCCACTGAAAACGCCCCACCGGCGTGAACCGATGAGGCGCTTACTGAATTGGCAAACCTATCGTGAGTGGGGCTAGTCGATACTCTCTCCTGCGATTGCTCGCCACAGGCGCCCAACGGTGCCCGATGGACCGTCAGCGGGATTGCCGACGGCGAGGGGAGTATAGCGGCGTGCTCACAGGGAAACAGCTGCAGCGCGATTGCGACTATCGATGATCTATCGACCACGTTGAAGCGGCGCTTGAGCAGTCCAACGACATGATCGAACAATTTCTCTGAGCAGCAGGCAAAGCGACAGGCGATGCGCGTTGCTTCAGCACTGGCGAGCGCCGCTAGCACGCTTGTCTCCCGTGGGGTCAGCACTACACCAGCGGAGTGCACCCATCGATTGCTTGCCAGGTCATAGCGCACGCAAATCGATACGGGTGAATTGGTGTAATCGCGTTGACGCCGGCCCGTCTTGCGCCTGAGGCGAGTCTGAGTGCGGAGCCGCTCGGCGCGCGTTGCTGCGCGCTTAAGCTCATTGCGGTGATGCCTCAAGCGGCTGCGTTCGCGATGGCACTCACGGCACATCCGCGTCCCGTTACGACGTACCCAGACATTGCCCTCGGTCAATGCGTGGCCACGCTTGCAGTGTGTTGGCCGCAGTTTCACTGCAGAGCCCCCCTGCACTGCATCAGTGTGAGCGGTTTCGCAATTCTGTGAAGTGTCCGTTGCAGCGATGAAATGGTTGCACTATTCTCTATTTCACACCAGCCACTCACCGGAGACGACAGATGAACAGCACGAAACAGACCCTGAGCAACCTCGACACCCAGACCCTGCGCGTGATGGCCAGCACCCTGGAACTGCGAATCTCTGAATCGAGCGAGTTTGAGGATGACTACACCGCGCAGCTGATCGCGATCAAGACTGAACTGGCCAAGCGCTAGGACCAGCGGCCCGGGGACTGACACCCGGGCACTCCCGCAGCACTCAGCAAACGAGATATGACCATGAGCAGAGCCGAGATCCTCCGAAGCCATGCCAGCGTTGTCACGACCGAGCAGCTGTGCCACTGGATTCAGCAACTGAAGGCGCGCGCGCTGACGGATGTAACC